TCCAGGTGGCCAGCGCCCTGCTGCTGCGGCCATCGGTGCCATCGTCGCGCACTCCGCGGCAGACCCGTGAGCAGCGCTTCGCCCCACGGTTCGGGTTCAACAGCTCCCAAGAGCTGGCCCAGTACGGTGAGCCGCTGAATCTAATCTACACCAACACCGCGCAGAATCCACGCGGCGGCGTGCGCGTGGCCACGTCGCTGGTGTGGTCCAGCGTCCGCAGCTATGGCAGTTCGCAATTTATGCAGCTGCTGCTGGTGGCCGGTGCTGCCAGTATCCGCAGGATTGATTGGGACCGGGTGGCGTTCGGCCAGCTGCTGCTGCGGGAGTTCGCCGCATCCAAGACCTGGCTCTATTTCAACCAGAGCGGCAACGCCAGATTCAATCAGCGGCAGATCGGCGATGACAGCGACCCCTCCCGCGAGGGCGCCGCGCCGGGTGATGACGTGTGCCGGATCATCGATGGCGCAACTCGCCGCAGCGGCTACAGCCAGGCATTCAGCCCCAGCAGCTTGACTAGCTGCGGGGTGTTCAATCCGATCCCGATCAACGTCCAGCTACAGGAGCGCAACAGCAAAGGCGACATCGTGACCGCCAACAACGGCATCACCCTGACCACCAACGGATGGGGCGCTGGCGGCAGTGGTCGCTACACGGTCGGCACACAGATCACGCTGGTGCTCGCTAAGACCCAGGACAAGAAAACCAACATCGCTGAAGAGGCCGCCCAGGAGCAGCGCTACCAGCTGGTGAGCAGCTTGGACCGGGGCAGCACCTACCAGCTGGGCACGGCCCGATTCGCCCTGCTCAGCATCACCGACAACACCAACCTCGATGACAACGAGGTGCGGGCCACGTTCCGCTGTATCGCCGCCGGCCGCACCCCGTCAACGCCCTACGGCGACAGCAAGGCGCCGGAAAACGGCGCAAAGGATGACAGTTTTTACACCAAGGCGCTGGTGAAGGCCGACAGCGCCGCGTATCAGACGGTGACAGCCTGCGAGATAGTGTCGTTCTCGATGCGGGTTAAGCTGTTCCGCCGCATCCAGGGCCGGCAGAAAAAGTACGGCGACAGCGAGCCCGAGGGCTACAAGGCCAGCGACAACGGCATCAAGGCCCGGATGGCGTTCTTCCGGGTGCTGTATCGGCCGCTCAGCAGGGCAACTCAGGACCTGCTGCCGCTGATCATCGCCTGCCGCAGATCCGCCGACCTCGACCATTTCATCAGCCTGGACTTCCGCGCCGGTAGCAGCGGCCAAAAGTGGGAGTTTGAGTTTCAGCCGATCAGCGACCTGGCGGCAGAGCGGGCACAGAACGGTCAGCAGCAAGTGGCCCTGATCGAGAACAGCGGCAGGGGGCAGAGCTTCGCGCACGGCGGCAACCAGTTCCGGTGGGTGGGCAACCTGAAGGACATCAGTTCAGCGCTGAAAGATCGCGGGCCGGTGCTCACCAACGAATGGGACCTGTTCAGCGTCCGCAGCGACACCGACATTCAGTTCAGTTTCGAGGCGGGCCCAGAGTTCCAGATCACGGCCGTTACAGAGCAGCAGCTGGGATCAACCGAGGGCAAGTATGCCCGGATGAGCACCATGGCATTCGGGGTGTTCAGCGGCCGGGGCGTGCAGGATCTGCGCAGCATCTCGGCGTTCGTCACCGAGGGCAAGGATTCCTGGGTGGTGAACGACGATGGCACCTACAGCAAGAGCGCTGGCAGCACCAGCTGGGCGCCGGACATCTTCGCTGACACGGTGCTGGACAAGGAAAACGGCATCGGCCGGTATGCCAAGCCCTCCGGCGTGGACTGGCAAGGCCTGGCCCTAAGCAAGCGGTTCTGCCAGAACAGCGGCCTCGGGTGCCAACTGTTCATGGATCCGCTGATCGCTGAGGTCGGATCCTGGCGGCAGTTCTGGGCCGAGGCGGCACCCTACTCGCTGCTGGAGTTCGGCAAGATCGGCGGGAAGGAGACGCTAGTGCCGGCGGTGCCGGTGAACAGCAGCGGCACTGCCAATCGCCGCGTGAACATCTCGGCGCTGTTCACTACCGGCAACATCCTGGAGGGCACCTACCGCGAAGAGTTCCTTGACCACGGCGCCAGCGTTCAGGATCTGATCGCCACGGTGATCTACCGGGAGACAGAGGAGGATGACGTGTTTCCGCGCAACGCCAGCGTGGATGTGCAGCTGGTGGATGCTGTCGAAGATGCAGCAATCCGCCAGACATTTGACCTCTCGCAGTTCGTTACCCAGCGCAAGCAGGCGATCCTCTACGGCAAGCTGCTGTGCAATCAGCGGCGATGGGTGCGGCGCGGCATTGAGTTCCAGACCGTCCCCACCGACACGCCGGTGAGCCCTGGCGCCTACATCTACGTGGACGTGGGCCTGAACACCTGGGACCGGATGACAGCCGGCGTGGTGATGCCTGGCGGTGTGCTCAATGCCCCGCTGCGCGATCGGCTGCGCGATGGCACCTACGCGGCGCTGGTGTATCGCAGCGGCGGCAACGTCCGCTCGCTGGCCAGCGTGACGGTGGCGGACGGCAAGGCCAACGCCCTGAGCGGCGACGCGGGCTCCATGTTCGTGCTGGGTGCGGCAACCGATCGCAAACGGGTGTTCCGGGTGACGGAGGTGACGATGAGCGAAGAGGGCGAGGTGACGGTGAAAGCGCTAGAGCACCCTTGCGAGACGGTGGACGGCAACCTGCTGAGTCGGGTGGCGGACTTCAGCGATGCGCTGTTCAGTGTGCGGTAGGTAGCCTGAGATGCAGGAGGGCGCCAGCTGATGGGTTTCTACACAGGTCGAACCGGGGGGCTGATCTTCAGCGGCAAGCCTGTCGCGAAGGTGCAGAACTGGTCTGTGGAAACCAGCGTTGATCTGCTGCCCACCGCTGACCTAGGCGCTGATGCGCGGTCATTCATCCCATCGCTGAAGGGAGCGACCGGCAGCGCGACGCTGATGTATTACCGGCTGGAGCCGGGCGAGTCGGCGCAGAAAACGCAGTTTACCGCGCTACTGGCCAAGATCCACAAGCGGGGCGCCATCACCGAACAGGACCGGGTCTTCCTGGAGCTGGACGTAGACACCGGCGGCCTTGACGACATCAAGATGTATGCCTACATCACCAACGCTGTGATCGGCTCGGCGGTGGGTGAGCTGGTGGTGGTGCCAATTCAGTTCACGATGGACGGAGACTTTGACGAGGCCATCAATCAGGCCAACTGATGACTTACTACCTCGGCACAAAAGGCAACGTCAAGCTGAGGCGTGGCACCAAGTCATTCATCGGCCAGCTCAGCGATCAGGTGATTCCTGACGACGTGAACACGTCGCTGAATCGGCTGTCGTTCGATCGGGCGATCAACAACATCCTGATCGGCGACCGGCTGGACATCAGCACCACAGATGCCCGCGGGCTGGCGTGCTTCCCGCCGTCCACCTGGGGCCTGGCCAGCGGCGATCCGGCAGAAGCGAGTTTTACGGCCTACGTGCATGTCAACGCCGTGGGCGGCCTGCGGTTCTTCCCGACCTTCACCGATGCGGTCAACAACGTCCGCGCCAATGAGATTCCGCTGGCAGCATTCACCGGCGACCCGCTGCAGATCAGCGTGCGCGTGCGTGATGTGCAGTTCAACCTATTGGGATCGGTGGAGGGCTACGAGTTCAACACCGACCGGCAGACAATTGACGCCACAAGCCTCAATGATCGGTTTCGCCAGCAGCTATCCGCCGGCCTGATCAGCGGCGCTGGGCGGATCGAGTGTGAGTTCAACTACCGCACGATCGGGCTTACTGAGCCGTCTCTGCTGCTGCTGCAGCTGATCCAGCGGGTGGAGATCGGCAGCGAGTTTGATCTAGCCCTGTATCTGACCGACAAGGACATTGACCCCACGGTTGATACGATCTTCTACAACCTGACCGCAGTGGTAAATCGCTCCGGTGTGCAGGTGCGCGCTGACGACATCGTGCGCTGCGCCATTGATTTTGTCACCACCGATGAAATCCAGCTGGTGTATGGCAAGCCGGCTAACTATATCCTGAAGGAGGATGACGACCGCATTGAGCTGGAGCAGTCACTGGACTATCTGCTGCAGGAAGTGGACGACTGAGGCCCTCCATAGCCTGATCCTGTGGACGGTCGCGGTGAGGCGCACCCTTGGCTGATCAGCGGATAACCCAGCTCACGGCCCTGTCAAAGGCGGGTGCGGCGGCTAATGATGTGGTGCCCATCGCCGACATCTCCGCCAGCGAGACGAAGCGGATCACGCTGAAGGATCTGATCGCCGCCGGCATCGATCTGGTGGACGCTGGGGAGATCGACCTAGCCAAGCTGGATCAGACCAGCACTACCAAGCTGGGTGCTGCGGCGATCGGCGATGGCGTGCTCACCGCCGCCAAGATGGCCGCCGATGCGGCAACAGCCGTTGCGGTCACAGCCCCCAGCACGGGGAACCATCGCGGCCGTGGGTGGCTGCACAGCGGCACCGGCAATCTGCAGGTGTGGGACGGCGCAGCATTTCAGCAGGTGGTGATGCCCACCGCCGGCATCGGCGATCTGCAGGTGACCACCGGAAAGCTGGCTGACGGGGCTGTGACCACTGCGAAGGTGACGCCGCTTGGTTCGGCTGCCTATGCCGCCGGATCGGTGAATACCGCCGCGCTGGCGGATCTGAACGTGACCAGCGGCAAGCTGGCCGATGGGGCGGTGCTGGAGGCCAAGCTAGGCGCCGGGGCAGTGGCCACGGCCAAGATTGCCGCCGGTGCCGTCACCTACGACCGCATTCAGAACGTCTCTGCCACCGATCGCCTGCTGGGCCGCAGCTCCGCTGGTGCGGGGCCGGTTGAGGAAGTGCCGCTGACTGCTGCTGGCCGCGCCCTGATCGCTGGCGTGGATGCTGCAGCGCAACGCAGCACACTAGGCCTGGGAACGCTGGCGACAGCATCCGGCACCTGGACGGACGGATCGACGTTCGCAGGCACCAGCTCCGGCACGAATACCGGCGATCAGACCATCACCCTCACCGGTGATGTGACCGGCACCGGAACCGGCACATTCGCCGCAACGATCGCCGATGGGGCGATCACCGAGCTCAAGTACGCCGCGCTCAGCATCCCCACCGGCGCGGTGAAGGATGATGCGATCACCGCCGCCAAGCTGGCGGATCAGTCGGCTGCCGTGGTGAGCAACGGATCGCCGTCCGGCAGCGGGGCGTTTGTGGGGCAGCAGTGGTTCAACGCTGCCACGGGCGTGGAGTGGACATGGACCGGCAGCGAGTGGCAGCAGCATCTAGCGCCGACCATCCCAGAGGCGAACATCCCCGACCTGAACGCCAACAAGATCACAGCCGGCGAGTTCCCGACCGATCGACTGGCGAACGACGCCGTGACCGGGGCCAAGCTGGCGGATTACAGCGTGGGGAAGATCGGCGAGGCAATCCCCGTCGCTGAGTACATCAGCCAGTTGCACTTCAACCCGATCGATAAAGCCTTCTTCATGTGGGATGGCAACGTCTGGCAGCCGATCGGGATCAGCACCGGCGCGGTCAAGTTCGCCGGCACCTATGACGCTGACCAGAACGAGGTGGCCAGCACCACCGCCGAGGGCGCAGCATTGGGCCTAGTGGTCGGCAACGCATTGCCTGCCGCTGCGGCGGCCAACTCGGGCTATTACCTGGTGGTGAGCGAGAGCGGCACCGGCACCAGCCCCGCGCCTGCTGTTGCGCTGGCGCCGCCTGATCTGCTGCTTTCCACCGGCACGGCATGGGTCGAGGTGGACACCAGCGCCGGATACACCACCCAGACTGCCAGCGGTGTGGATTTTGTCCCTACGGGGCAAGTCGCTGCCACCAACGTGCAGCTGGCGATCGAGGAGGTGAGCAACGAGTGCCGCAACGCCAGCAACCTGACCAGCGGCACGCTGGCGGTCGCCAGGGGTGGCACCAATCTGGCCAGCTACGCCAAGGGCGATCTGCTGGCGGCCAGCGCCGCCACGACCCTCACCAAGTTGACGGTGGGCACCAACGGCCAGGTGCTGGTAGCGGATAGCAGCACGGCCACGGGCCTGCGGTGGTCCACCGACATCACCGGCAACGCCGCCACTGTGACCAACGGCGTCTACTCCAGCGGCGCGCAAACCATCGGCGGGGCCAAGACGTTCTCCAACGCACTGGTGAGCGATGGCACGTTCACCGCTAACGGCACGGTGTTCAGCTCAGGCATCCGCACCAATACCACTACAGGGGTGAGCGCCAACGTATTTCTGAACACCGCCAACGATCAGGTGCAGCGGGTCACGTCATCGCGGAAATACAAGATCGAGATCGAGACGGCACCGCTGGCCGAAAGCCGCCGGATCCTGTCGGCCACCAGGCCGGTGAGCTACCTGCCCAACCCGGAGAACACCAGCGACGATCCGACCATCAGGGTGTGGGGCCTGATCGCTGAAGAGGTGGCGGAGTATGCGCCGGAGATGGTGATGTGGGGCCTCGGCGGGCAGGCAGAGGGCGTGAGCTACGACCGCTTCTGCGTGCACCTGATCAACGTGGCCAACGACCATGAGGCCAGGATCGCCGCGCTGGAAGCAGCGCTGCAGTCTCTAGCCTGATGGACAGGACAGGAGCCCCGATGAAAGAGCAGTTGATCCAGCTGATCACCGCCTACGGCGTGGCCCACGCCAGCGGCAACGCGATCCTTAAGCAGCTCGCCGCTGGGCAGATCGATGCGTTCCTAGCAGCGGTTGAGGTGGTCAGGCCTGAGCCGGCTGCGCCTGAGGTGGTGGCCGCGGAGGTGGAGGCTCAGTGATCTACCCCGCCAAGCTAAATATCACGATCCTGCAGAACTCAACATTCCGGGCAGTGTTCCGGGCGCTGCAGAAACAGCAGGCCATCACGGCGTTCACCGTGACCACCGGCAATCCGATCTTTACCGTGCCGGGCCACGGCCTGAGCGCTGGCGACAAGGTGGTGATTGTGCCGCCGGGCGATGCAGAGGCCACGCTGCCGGCGACAGGTACGCCTGAGGCGCCAGACGTACCTGTCGGGCTAACGCTCAATCAGGTGTATTTCGTCTCTGCCACTGGTCTGACCAGCAGCGCATTCACCGTCTCGGCCACCAGCGGCGGCAGCCCCATCACGGTGGCGAACACCGCGCTTGACCCGATGGTGGTTGCCCGGCCGGTTGACCTGACCGGCTACACCGCCGACGCCGATGTGAAGGGGCTGGTGGACGATCTACAGAAGGCCACTTTCACCTGTGCGCTGGAAACCGCTGCTGACGGCCTGGTGAGCATCGCCATGACACCTTCAACCGCCGCCGGGTTGGAGGTGGGCCGCTACGGGTGGGATGCCTCGCTGACCAGCGGCGCTGGTGAGCGTTACTACTGGCTGCAGGGTGTGGCGACGGTGGCGAAAACCTATTCCCGGAACTCCTGATGGCTGCGCTGGATAACGCATCGCAGATCAAGATTTCCCTGATCGACGATGGCCGGGGCCTGATGGCTGCGCCGGATGATGTCGCGCAAGTCAAGGTTTCCCTGGTTGGCGGCGGCGAACAATCCATTGCGCTGGTTCAATCACGCGGCGATGGCGTCGCGGTGAATGGATCCGCGCAGCCCGCACTGGCACTGGCCGTCCCTGGCGTCCAGGGGCCCAGCGGGACAGCGTTTGAGGAGATCCCGCTTAACAAGCTGGCTCCAGGCACCCTGCCATCTGGCGTCTCTCTGGGCAACGCGCTCACGTTTGACGATGAAGGCGGTGCATCACCTGGCGGGACGTTCAACGGTGGATCTCCCCGAACGATCTCCTACACCAGCGTGGGCGCTGCAGCAGCCGGTCACACGCACGCCAACCTGATCTTCGTACCAGCCGGTGCGAATGACACAGCACTGGCTGCAGCGTTCACCGATGCAGCGGCAAACGGCAAAAGGATTGTATTTGCCGAAAACACAACGGTCAGGATCCCCAGCGTGGCGCCAACGATTCAGGCCGCCTGCACGCTGGTAATGTCGACTGTGGATGTAACGGTGTTGATTGAATCGGGCGAGACGATTGATAACACCAACCAGTTGCGCAATGGCGACTACTCAAGATTCAGGCTGGCCAGTGAAGATGCTGAAGTGCTGGTGGGCCCCAACTGGTCGGCACCAGCCTTCGCGCCACCCGAGCTGCCAGAGCAACGGCGCGGGGTGGTGGAGTGCTACAACGCAACGGCCCCGGCGTGGGACATCATCCTCGACTGTGACGCCAGGGCGGATCACGGGCTGGTGCTGTTCCATTCCAGGGCCCACATCAATGCGCTCAAGGGATTCAGGCGAGCGCGGGTGGCCAACATCCAGGCGATCGAAGGCAGCAATCTGACCGGCGGCCGGGCCAATGTGTCCAACACCATCCAGGGCATGGTGTGCACGGACGGGCTGCAGCGTGGCGTCTGGATCACCTACGCCTCGTCCGCCGCGTGCCCCAATGCAGACCTCCGCAACAACGGCACCGACACGAACGACAGCAATCACGTTGCCATCTTTGTCTCTCGCGGCTCTCACGTTCAGTTCGACAGCTGCGACTGCAGCGGGTCCACCAGAGGACTCAGGACCGCACGTTCGCTTGTGTCCGCCCGTGGTGCGAAGTGGGACAACATCGACGGGTTGGTGATCAATGCCTTCGACGGCAATCAGGTGACGGTTTCTGCTGGATCGTTCAAGGACTGTGGCGCTGCCTCGCCCAACTGGCTCATGGCGATTTCCGGTTCCACCGTTGTTGCCAACACCTGCAACTTTGATCGGGCCGCTGGGGTGATCGCCAACCTGCAGGGCCCCGATGCCACGCTATCGCTGAGCGACTGCACTGGAGCCGATCTGACGCACCGGATCGCAATCGCTATCGCAGGCGATGTGTTCTGCAACAACTGCACTTTCTCGGCGAGCTTCGCCAACTGGGACCCCACAGAGCTTGAGTTCTTCACCGGGTCGGCTGGTGGCCGGGTGCATGTGTTTGGCGGCAGCTACAACGGTGCGGCTGTCGTGAAGAGGCTGGGCCGACTCGTTGCTGACGCTGAGGGCTCGTTCGATAGAACCACGTCAACCAACTTCATCGAAGATAGCGTTGCCCTTGTGGAGGATGGCGCCCAGGTTTACACGGCTGGCACCAGCCACAACGGCAGCACAAACGCTCTGCAGCGTGGCATCAATGCCAATGGCGAGTTCGTGCGTCACGCAAACGGTACGCAAGAGTGCTGGGCCTGGCTGGAGGTTACCCAAATCGTTACGTCCAAACTCATGACCCGCCAATGGAGTTTCCCTGCTGCGTTTGCGATCGGGGCGAATACGGTGACAGTGACCGCAGCACTGTCCAAACGTAATTCGGCAAATGAAACGATAGCTAGCACGCAAAACAAGCTCAGGGATTGTCAAGTAATCCCCACAGCACATAGCACCAGCCTCTGCAACTTCGACATTGAAATCAATTCGGCCGCCAGTACCACCTTCGTGACCGGCGACACGCTCTGGATCCGCGCCCACGCCATCGGGCGCTGGTTCTAGCTCCAGCTCTGCAGACTGAAGCAGCAACCGCAGCATCCGTGGGTCCAGAATTCGTCGTTGCCGCCCTTGGCTTGTGCGGCGCAGGTGTCACAGCCCTCTGGAAGATCGCCAATGGGCTAGGCAGATTTGAGGCCCGCACCACCACCATCCTTGGGGGGATTCAGGAAATGCTCAGGGACCACGAGGAACGACTGAGGGACGTGGAGCGGCGAGCGGAGCTGAACCGATGACCACTCACCCCGACCTGGCCAAGGCCAGCGCGATCCTGGGCATGGCCGCTGCAGCGACAGTGCTGGGACTGAACGTGCTGGCCGGGTGGATCTACCGCAACGATTGCCTCAAGGCTGGCGGGGAGATCGGCGGCTGCTGGGACCGTGGCCTGTCGATCTCAGGGCTTGGCTCCGGCGGCCCGCTGGCGGCTGCATTCGGCATCGGCGGCTACGTGCTGGGCGCCAGCAAGGGGCGCAAGGAAGGCCGCGAGGAAGGCTACGCCGAGGGCTATTGGACCCTGAACCCAGACCTGCACCCCGACAACCCCGACGCATGACGCTCCACCCGACCGCTGATCTGCTGCTGGGCCTGCTGGTCTGGCTGCTAACAACCGGATTCGCCGAGCTGGTGGCCAAGCCCGCCTGGCGCCGCCTCTACCACCGCGCCGACAAGGCCACTGGCGACCGCCTGCCCGATCTGAAATGATCACTATCAAAGGCGACCGGTTCCTGATCAACGGCAAGGCCCGCACCCTGGCCGGCAACCACACCTGGGACGTGGTGCAGGAGATCAACGGGAACCGCACGCCGATCGACAAGCTGACCGGAAACTTCACCCGGTTGTGGACGGTCGAAACTAAGGCGTTCGTCAACTCAAGCCCGCCGTTCGTTGGCGCCGACCCGGGCCTGATCCGCGTCAAGGGTGGGCCGTGGCGCAAGGATCTGAGCCTCAATGGCCGCTTCTACCGACGCATGGAGCAGGCCGTGGCCGCCGCCGATCGCCGCGACATGGTGACGGGCGTGGTGCTCTTCGAGGGCTCGCTGCCCGATCTGTTCCCCCGCGCCTGGGAGTTCCACCCGTTCAACGGCGGGGGCCCCAAGACCCACCACGACGTGCACACGAAGGGCCCCTGGAACCAGTACCAGAAGGCGCACATCAAGCGGATGGTGAAGACGCTGGAGCCCTACAACAACGTGATCTACGAGGTCGGCAACGAGCTGACCAAGCCTTCCACCGTCTGGTTCCAGGGCTGGGTGGTCAAGCAGGTCCAGCGCCTCACCGATGCACCCGTGGGCGTCTCCTATGCCCGTGGCGTGCACCCTTCCGGCGGCCAGCAGTGGATGCGCCGCGCCGGTGCCGATTGGATCGCCCCTGGCGGCCCTGCCCCGGTCGCCGGGTTCAAGGGGCCGCAGGTGCTCGACACGGACCACTCATGGGCGCTCAGGTCGAACGTGCCAGGCCTGCAGACTGCAGCTAGGGCCGGCCGCCCCATCTGGCTGATGGACGGGTTCCGGGGCACGATGCTGGCCAATATCGACAGCCTCGCACCTGACCGCGCTTTCATTTCCTCCCTGCTATGACTTTCGCCACCTTCCGCGCCGCTGCTGAGCACGTCGCCCGCGCCGGCACCATCACCCCTCACCAGCTGGCCGCATGGGAGGCCGCATGGGAGGCCGCCAGCGATGAGCAGCGCCGGGAGTTCACCGAGTTGTGGCGGGCGCAGGGGAGCCCCGCAGCGTCGGCGGGCCCGCCTGAGCTGGTCACGATGGCCCAGGCCGCAGCGGTGTTCACCCGGTCCCCCAGTACCAGCCAGCTGGCGGACCTGAACGACTGCCTGCGGCGGTTCGCGATCAACACCCCGGCGAGGATCCGGCACTTCCTGGCCCAGGTGGGGCACGAATCTGGCGGCCTGCGGCGGATGCTGGAGCTCGCCAACGGCGACGCCTACGAAGGCCGGCAGGACCTGGGCAACACCCGCACCGGTGACGGTCGCCGTTTTAAGGGCGCCGGGGCGATTCAGCTCACGGGCCGCTACAACTACCAGCGCTTCGCCGACTACATCAAAGACTCCGACGTGATGGACGGGGCGCCCTACGTGTCGGTCCGGTATCCGTTCACCTCCGCCGGGTTCTGGTGGCACCTGAACGCGATCAATGCGTTCGTGGATCAGGGCGCCAGCTGCCGGCAGGTCTCGGCGAAGGTGAACGGTCGCGACCCCGCCAACGGCCTGTCCGATCGAGAGGCGTACTTCGCTCGGGCGGTAACGGCGATTCCGCAGGCGGGGGCGGCGGCGGTGGAGCTGCAGCAGAGCGCCCCAGCCCCGACCCCAGCAGAGCGCCGGCAGTGGGTGACGGAGATCAAGGCGCTTAATCTCAGCCAGCCTGACGCCTCAACCTGCCAAGCCGCGGCCATCGGCATGGGCGTGGGTGACCGCGACGTGGCCGGGATCCGCCGCAAGCTGGTGGCAAGAGGCGCTGCGGGCGACCCGGACGTGATGGCTGCCGTGATTCGCGCCTACGGCCGGCCGTACATGCTCGACAAGAACGCCAGTCTGGCGAAGTGCTACGAGTGGCTGAAGGCCGGAGAGTTCCTGATCACTCATGGCTGGTTCACGGGTTCCGGCCACGTGATCTGCCTGGATGGACTCAAGGCGACGCCTGAGCCGGGGTCCTACGTCTTTGACGTGAAGGATCCGTGGTCGGAGTTCAACGTGCAGACCTGGCGCTACGACTTGGGCTCCAAATTCTTCGACGGGTTCTACAGCGACCTGCTGATCTATGCCACCTGCGTGGCCGGCGCCAGCGTGGGCACTGCGCAGTCGTTCTATCGCCAGGGCCGGGTGGATGTGAATCGCGGCGGGATGTGGGTGCATCGGTTCCTCACGAGCTGATGCCCTTCGATCACCAGATCGACCAGACCGAGCTCCAGCCCAAGAAAGCCACCAAGGCCCGATTCCGCAGGCGCATCTTCGCCGAGTGGGGCCACGCCTGCGCCTACTGCTCTGAGCAGGCCGACACCCTTGACCACGTGCTGCCCCGCTCCCGTGGCGGCCTGACGGTGGCTGAGAACCTGGTGCCAGCCTGCCGCCGCTGCAACGGGGCGAAATCCTCGACGGACTGGCGGGAGTGGTTCAGGGCCCAGGCCTGGCACTGCATTGAACGGGAAGGCAGAATTGATGGCTGGCTAGGGGGTGGTCTGCACACTGAAGGCATAGCCCAGGCTCCCCCGTCGTGATAGCTATCTGAAGCGATGACGACCGAACGCCCATATCAGTGTCGCCGGTCAAAGGTTTGCAGGGCTTGGATTCCTGAATCGTCCGTTGAGTGGGTTGAACAGTCAGGCCAGCGGCGCCCTTTATGCAAGCCGGGGTGCTGCCCAAACGGCAAGCGCAGCGACACGGCAGAGGAGCTGCTGGAGCTGCAGCTGGAGGCCCGCCGGCTGCGGGCAGAGACGCGGGATGCCAAGGCCAGCGCAGAGCGCGCCCTGGCCAAATTGGAGGCGGTGCAGGATGCGCTGACCTTGGCGCTTGAGATCAAGGACATTTTTGATCAGGGCGTCATCACCCCGCCAGAGGATCCGCAGAAAGATGAGGCGGTGCCAATCCTGCTGCTGTCTGATCTGCACTGCGGGCAGATCGTCAAACCGTCATCCGTCAACGGGCTGAATGAGTTCAACCCAGAGATTTTCGACGACCGGCTAGATGCTGTGTTCCGCAATGCGCTGAAGGTGATCGCCGGGCAGCGGAGCACAGCAGTGGTGCGCGAGGCGGTGGTGTGGTTGGGTGGTGATCTGATTGAAGGAGAGCTGCACGGCGACGCGGTGCAGAATCAGACGCTGACCACAACGCAGCAGATCGTCAGGTGTGAACGGGCGATCGTGCGGGGGCTGGACTACCTGTTGCAGCATTCCGACCTGGAGAGGATCCTGATCCCCTGCAACGTGGGCAACCACGGCCGGAACACCAAGAAGCAGCAGAGCAACGCCACCGAGAACAGCTACGAGCATCTGGCGTACTGCTCAATGCGCCGGCACTACCGGGATGAGCCGCGGCTGGAATGGTTCATCGCTGATGCTGACTGCCTCTATCTGGACGTGTACGGCAAGCGGTTGCGATTCTTCCATGGCGATTCGGTTCGCTACAACGGCGGGGCGGCGGGGCCATTGTGGAACGTTGATAAGCACGCCAAGAACCTGGACCAGTCGGTGCCGGCTGATCACACCTTCCACGGCCATTTCCACACGCTGGGATTCGGGTCCAGGGCCACCAGCAACGGCAGCCTGCCAGGATGCGCACCCTACGGCCTGCAAAGCGGCTACCGAATCGAGCGGCCTCAGCAGGGGATGCGATTCTTGCACAGCCACAAGGGCTTTGCCGGATCGTTCCCAATCTTCACTGAGTGAGCGCCTAGGGCGTCGGGATCCCGCGGCTGGCGCACATCATCTCCAGCATCGCCACCGCTCGCTGGCCGCAGTAACAGCGGACCTCCGTGCCTAAGCCAACCACCACCCAGCAGGCGCCGCCACGGGTGTCACGCTCCACGGTGATGTAGGGCGGGGGCTGCACAGGTGACTGCACAGACTGAACCAACTGCGTTGCGGACATGCTCGGCCTGAATCTCACCCTCAGCCTGTCGAGCTCCTTCGAGATGGAGCGCGACCGCCGCGCCGCCGCGCACATGAGCCGGGACCAGCTGGCGGAGCGCTGCGATGAGCTGATCCAGGCCTGGTACCAGCAGCAGCACCTGATCATTGAGCTGCAGCGCAAGGCGGCCAACCTGCAGGTGGAGCTGGCACTGAAGGGGGCGCCGCCACTGGGCGAGCCGACGGGTGAGCATCACCGGTGGGCGCGGGACATGGGGCTGGGGCGGTGAGCAGTACGCCTGCACTGCTTATCAATGAAACCGCCTGCGCTGCAGGGGATCTGATCTGGTAGTGCATCCGCTCACTCTTGTTTGTGACGGGATGTAACGTGCAGCAGTGTGACACCTGCGGAAACTGAGTTTTCCGCAGGTACACGCCGATACATTTCTCCCAATCGCTGCTGCTGCAATGTATTTCAGCGGTAGTACGGCTGTTCACTGCGGCTCAGTTTTGTGCTGAGCTGATACCAAATCAGCCCGACCGTGTGCCAGTTCGCCTCAGATCTGTGTGCGTGGCGTGTGCCAGTTCGCTCTTATGTGTGCCACTACGTCACCGGCACACGCTGGCTAGATCGACTGCAGCGCAACGGGTTTGGCTGAATTTGATACGGCTGCACCACCTGACCACGTGTGCTACGCGGTGACGATGTGGCGCACACTTGAGGGGCACCACCGCACCACCACTCATGGGCGTCATCACCGACACGCTCCGCGCCACCCTCCGGGATCTGGCCGAGAGCGATGCCCGGCTCTACCGGGGGCTGGCCACCGAGCTGGCCGACACACCGGCCATCAGGCCGGCACTGCCGGCGGACGACATCGCCGCCGCCATCGCCCTGCTGGAGGCAGCGGGCTACACGGTCACCCCGCCACTGGGGTGACCCCCACCGACCCCCACCACCGGCCACGCGCCACGCCATGGAACACACCACCCCCGCCACTGACACCGACGCCCTGATGGCTGAGGTGGACGCCCTGCTCCAGCAGGCCGACGCCACCGACGCCCGGGTGGACGCCCTGCTGGATGGGTGGGCGCCACGGTCCACGGCTGACACGGGAGCGGCCCTGCGCCGGCTCCAGCGCACGGCCCGGCACGCCGCCCGGCTGACGGCCTTGGTGGAGCGCCAGCAGGCCGCCCTGGCCGCCCAGCTGGACGCCATCGAGGCGGACTGACACACACCCACACCACCACCCACCACGCCATGACCGACTACGACATGCACGATCTGATCCGGGATCAACTGACCGGGATCTACGTCGATCTCGCCACCCTGGGCCTGATACCAGAGCAGTACGACCAGCGGCTGACGCAGGCGCTCCAGCTGCTGCGCGGTGCCCGCGCCCTGCTGCAGGAGTGCCGTGGCTGACTCCAGCACCGCCCGGACGGTACGGTGGCGTCGCCGCCTACGGGGCCTGCCCGATCCCGACGCCCCTCAGCCGTGCACTGTGTGCTCCCGGCTGGTGAGGTCGCGGCGGACGGGGGTGCTGTGTTCCCGGTGCTGGAAACGATCGACTGCTGGGCGGGAAGTGAACCGGCAGCGGATGGCGAGGCTGAGGGCCGCGAGGCGTGACGGATTGTGAACTGACCCGGTGATGGGTTGCCAGGGTGTGCCCCACGGGTTACAGTGATGGCATCGGGAGGGAAACCTCTTCCGGGGCTCCGGCCCCTGGCCCACGGGGAGCCTGCCAGATCGTCGGCATTCCCCGCACCCACTCCACCGCCACTCGCCAGCCATGACTCTCACCTACGAACAAACCGCCCATTTCGCCAACGATTGGAACCAAGAGCAGATCAACGCCTTCGGCCAACGGCTCGCCAGCGCTACAACCCAGGCCGAGCGTGTTGCGATCATCGCTGAGTTCAAAGCCAACCTGCCCGACCCTGCCTACGACTCTCATCCTCAAAGCGTAAAGCTCCAAGCAGCGGCACGTGCAGCGGCCATGCGGCTGCGCTCTGCCGAGCTCCGCGCAGCGTTTGCTGATGCGATGGAGCGTGCCGGCTATGGCCTGATCCTGCCATCGCATGCCCTCGCCATCCGCGCCGCCGTAGAGGTGATGCTGGGTGATCCGGCCCGTGACGCCACCCGCCCCACCACAGCCCGCCACCGCGCCCAGTTCCTGGCGCTGGCCGATGCGATCGAAGGCCGCGATTGATGCCCCTAACCCCCGCCGAGAAGACCGCCCGCCATCGCCTCCGCCAAGCCCTGCAGGAGTTTTCCCCTGCGGCCGAGTGGGCGGGCGTGACGGCCCTCCCCACCTGCCCCCAGTGCGGCCGCACCGTGATCAGCACCCGCACCGCGCCCCTGTGCTCCCGGTGCTGGAAACGATCGCCAGCCGCCAGGGAGTGGAACCGGGAAAGGGTGGCGAGGCAGCGGAAACGTGACGATCTGTAAACCGTCCGCCCTGGCGGTTGCCAGGGTGTGCCCCACGGGTTACAGTATGGGCATCGGAGGGGAACACCTCCACCGCCACTCGCCAGCCATGACCGCTCCCAGCTTCTCTTTTCTCGTTGTTCCAAGCCAAATCACAAACGATCGCTACTACGACAAAATCCAAAAAGCAAATCTGTGCATTCAACACGCAATCAACGCATTGCGTGGCCTGGGAAACAATGCCGACGCTGATCTGGTTCATGAGCTATGGCGCCGTTGCGGCCGTGACGATCAAACACTGAGCCTGTTTCGCCAGGTTTACGCCCTCAGCTGAGCCATCCCGCCCGCCAACCCTCCACTCACCACCAGCCATGGCCCACACTCTCTGCCTCGACAACTGCCAGACCTTCGAGTTCCGCCCCCACGCTCAAGGTGTTGCCATCACCCGCCGCGCACCTCAACCGGTCCGCACCCGCAAGGGATGGGGCGCTGGCCAGCTCAAGGTGACCGGCCAGTTTCAGATGACCCGCGAGGAAGCCCGCAAATTCTGGACCGGGCTGATCAAAGACGGCGCTTTTCGCGCCTGACCCCCACCACCACCCGCCCGGCCCCAGCGCCGGGTTTTTCTGTAGGCTGACCCCAGCAACACCCGCCAGGCCTCTCAGCGATGCCCAAACAGGCGGGTCACTCTTCATGTGCTCCGGCTTAGCTGCAGCACCCTCGCCAGCGGCACCATCGCCACCTGAGGCACCACGGCATTGCCCAGTGCCTTCAAGCGGTCCACCCGACCGGAAAGCCCATCATCTCCTCGACAAAGGACGGGTTCAGATAGGTAGCTGCGCCAGTCGGGATTGAGTCGTCTCGGAGCATCGCCCCAGCCAGTCCATCCCGTTCCGCTTGTGATGGCGGCAGGCTGGCGTTCTTGCTGTCGTTGGTGGTGGGGGTGGGGAGCATCCGCTTGCGTGCCTGCCCTTGATACACCTGTGGCACCGCTAAGGTTGTTTTTACCGCACTGGCCAAGTTCTCCGGGCGCCTGACTCCTGCGCAGTTGCTGCCGCCTGAGACCCCCAGTGATGCTGTTGGCGTAGGCAGCATCTGATCCCTCACCACCGTCGCCAGCTCCCGGCCCTTGGTGTCCGGCCTGGCCCGTGCCTTGTCCCGGCCTCGTTCGCCGTCGCAGGCTTTGGGGGTGGGGAGCGGCGTCAGCCAGTCTTCGGTGTTGCTCAGCCCCCGTTGCTCGCTGTTCACCCCACGGCGTCTGGTGTCGTGCGTCGTTGGAGTACGCAACACACCACCACCGATCACGCCGATGGCAGGCGCCCACATCTGCCGCCGGAATGCACGCCCACTCAGCATCAAACCCTGCGTCGGCCAGCGTTCCGAGTACAGCGTCCAGTCCGTTAGAAGTGATCGCTGCGACGTTCTCCAAGACGACGTATTGCGGTCCCACCAAGCGAACGATTCGCATGAGTTCGTAGAACAGGCCAGAGCGGGTGCCTTCTTTGATGCCGGCTTGCTTGCCTGCCGTGCTGATGTCTTGGCAAGGGAATCCCCCGCAAACAATGTCAGCTGATCCTGGTGCTGGGTTGAATGTGCAGATGTCATCGTGAATAGGAACGGTGGGCCAGTGTTTGGCGAGGATGCGCTGGCAGTACGGCTCGCGTTCAACGAACTGCACCGTCTCAATTCCGCCGAGCCAGCGGGCGGCCAGCGAAAACCCGCCGATGCCGCTGAAGGTGTCGATCATTCTGAGCATCACCAACTCCCCCCAGCAGCAGCGACCCGCAGCCGCTGGCTCAGGCAGACCCAGTTCCGAGGGAACCCCCCAACCCTGCGCAGCGCCGGGGACGTGGGCTTCACCCTTTCAACCGGCACCAGCACCAGCTGATCAGGCCGCTCGCGGCGCCGCCTGCTCCGATCCTTCGGCTCCACCTTCCCCCGCGCCACCGCCACCAGCACCAGCTGCACCGACTGCGACGCCAGCGCCGCCTGCAGCCGCTCCAGCCGCACCTCCAAGGCCCGTGTGCTCAGGCCTTCCTGCTGGGCCAGCTCAGGCCGCGGCACCTCTACCCCGTCGAGCCCCCAGGCCAGGGACAGCAGTCGCTGATCCTGCGGCGCCAGCCGGGCGATCAGGCCACGCAGCTGCTCCGCCTGGCGCCAGCGTTCGCGCTGCTCCTCCTCATCCTCTGGCGGGCGGTCGTAGGTGGCGCACAGGCTGCCCAGCTCTAGCCCGTCATCCGTCACCACCTGGTCAAGGCTGGCAACCGATCGGCCGTTCTCAACCACCTGCTCCAGCACCTTCTCGCTGACGCCCAACTCTGCGGCGATCTCCGCCTGCGTTGGCGTGCGGTTCAGCTCCAGCTCAAGCCGCCGGGTGATCGCCTGCAGCTTCGCTAGATGCTGGCAGTGGCTGCCGGGGATGGCGATCGCCCTGCTGTACTGATCAATATGACGGTTCACCCCCTGGCGAATCCACCACCAGGCGTAGGTGGAGAACCGATAGCCCTTGGCCGGATCGAACCGCTCTGCTGCCGTCAGCAAGGCCATGTTCCCGGCCTGGATCAGATCCTCGCGATCCTGCCCGGCAAACAGGCGAGAGCGGCGACTGATGAACGCCACCACCAGCCGCAGATTCGCTGAGACGAAGCGATCCCTCGCCCGTATGCCCCGGCGCCGGATCCCTGGCGGGCACGGGTCGGGATGGGACTGCCATCGCTGGATTGCCGTGCCGAGTTCGATCTCCTCGGCTGGTGTGAGCAACGGTATGCGCCCGATGCTGTCAAGCCACCAGGACTGGTTGGAGCTGGCTGGCACCGGGTCGAGTGTGACGATTTGCCCCCATCATAGGGTGCGAAAGGGGTTCCGATCCGGTATGGTGGTGGGGCGTTTCACCACTCGCTACGCCATGACACAGGAATGGATCACAGACCGTCTGCCGACAGAGGCGGACGGGGATATGGATGGGAATGTATGGATGCGGCTTAGCCCTCTAACAATCATGGGCTTTTCCGTCCATTGGAGCTACGTCGGCTCTGCCGCCCCATGGCGGCACACCAGCTATTGGCAGCCACCTGCTGAGCCCGCCCCCACCGAGCCCACCCCCACCGAGCCCGACCGCATCGCCGCGCTGGAGCAGCGGGTGGCGGAGTTGGAGGCTCGCGTCTTTGAGCAATTGGGGCTGATAGCACGCTTGTCCCATGCAACCGCAGAGGCATTTCAATCGCTGACAGCCCGCCAATGACCACCACCCTCTACGCCCTAACCGGCGACGCCCTCCGCCTGCAGCAGCAGATCGACGAGGCCGCCGCCGACCTGTTCAGCGACGACCCAGCCGTGGTGGCCGCGGCCACTGCCACGCTGGAGGGCCTGATCTCCGCCGAGGCCGACAACAAGCAGTCGATCCTCGCCAAGGCCGACGCCTGGTGCTGGGTGATCGACTCGCTCAGGGCCCGGCGTGATGCCCGCAAAGCCAGGGCCGATGCGCTACGGGAGCTGGCCGCTGCTGATGAGCAGCAGGCCGATGCGCTGCAGGATCGACTGATTCAGGCGCTGCAGAAGGTTGACCCCGAGGCCACGAAATACGACCTGCCTGAGCACAAGATCAGCAGCCGGAAATCTACGGTTGTGGTGGTGGACTGCGAGCCGGAGGATCTACCGAAGCTGTATCAGCGCACCAAGATCGAAGCCAACAAGACCGCGATCAAGGAATCGATCAATGCCGCTGTCGCTGCAGCGGTGAAAGCCGCGCAAGATGAAGATGCTGCTGCCAAGGCCGCTGCTGTTGCCACGGCCAAAACCGTGCCCGGCTGCTCCCTGGTGGAGCGGCGGAGCTGGAGTATCAAATGAAAGCGAGTGAAGCGAAAAAGCTAGTCGGAAAGAAAGTGAGCGTTAGAAGGCGCTACTCAGGAATCACCGAGACAGGAATTGTCTTGGGTGTGCGAGGCCGAAATGTCGAAATTGACATTATGGGAATGAAAAACTGGCTTTGGCTGCCTGATCTTGTAATAACTCCTGTCTCTTTTAGTGACCGCCCCTAGTACCCACCATGCCAACCCCCGCCCAACCCCTCTCCTGCCCCGGCGCACTCTCCGACCTGATCCTTCAGGCCGCCCGCCAGGCGCTGCCGGCTAACCCGCAGCAGCTGATCCGCCTCCCCAACTGCGGCGAGCGCAACCGCCCCCTCATGCCCCTGCTGGTGGGGCTGATCGATGCGGCGAAGGTCACGGCCAGCGCGATCAACGACAACGCCTGGGACGCTGGCCCGGCGCTGCCGAAAGACATGACCGATGCCTTGCTCACAGAGCTGGAGATTGTTCGCCAGCTCATCCAATCTGCTGAGGAAGCGTTTTGACTTATGTCCACACTCACCGGAATCACCCACAAAATCACTTACCGGAGACTCACTGATGACACGATCCACAAGCTCGAATGGACCTGCCCCAAGGGGTGGGGTCGTACTGCCGTTCGAGAGGCCTTCTACGCTCAATTCCCTGCTGCCGAAATCATCGAAATCACGGAGGCCCCATGCTCGCTCTGATCGCCAACTGGCTGCGCAGCTGCGCCACAACCAACACCGCCGCGCTGCAGCTGCTGCCCAGGCCGCTGCCGGTCGCCGAGCCGTGATTGCCGCCGCACTGGCCCTGCTCGGCATGGTGGCCGGCGCCGTGGTGCTGGTTCAGGAGGTAGGGATTCAGCAGGTGGAGGTGCGCCGTGGCTGATCATCCTGTGAAGGTGCCGCCGGAGTTGGTGCGGCAGTGGATTGATAGCAACATTGAGGAGCACACCGAAAGGCTCTTAGTCCATAACGTGGCCAACCGCGCCGCCCAGTGGGGCGCGGATCAGGAGCTGGAGGCGTGCTGTGAGTGGGTTGGCTATTCCACGGGGGTTCGCCAGCTCCGCACCGCCCGCCGCCCGAAGCCGCCGTCGCTGGCAGAGCAGGCGCTGGAGCAGTACGAACAAGTTGAGGACATTTTGCTCAATCACGACGTCATCCCCGCTGGCTGCATCCGCACAGCCCTCACCCGTCTCGCCGAACTGGAGGCCCAGCAATGATTTTCCTCCCCGACGACGACGCCTGCCAGTCCGCTGGCGAGGGCATCACCCGGACCAGCGAGTCCGGCGCCAGGTTCTGGCCGGTGCAGATCCACTGGCCCGGCTGCCGGCCGATGCGCTGCACCATCCGCGCCACCTGCAAACAGCAGGCCTACCAGTTCGCTGAGCGCCGGCATCCTGATGCCAGCTCGATTGAAATTCTCTCTCGCAAGACTGCATTATGAAATCACGCAACAGCTCAACGCCTCGCTATCAAACGGGGCAGACGATCTACATTGCCGGGCTGCCTGGCGAATCATTCACGGTTGTTGGATTTGCTCCAAGGCGTTTTCAGGTGAAAGCGACTAGAACGGCTGGATACATCAATGCTCCGGCCTACGTTGTGCGAGACGAAAGCGGGCGCACCATGGAGGTGCTGGAGAACAAAATGAGTTCAGTTTGCTTGAGCTGATGCTCCCCTGCCAATGGTGTAACGGGCCCACCCGTGTGCTGGACACTAGGCTGGGCCCCCAAGGTCACCGGCGCAGGCTGCAGTGCCAGAGCTGCGGTCAGCTCACCCGATCAATCGAAACCTACGAAAGCGGTCGCCGGATGCCGGGGCCGCTTCCTGGTGTCAAGCGTCGGCGATCAGCCCGACAAGGGGCCAGCAACGGGCGATCGGTGCTCACCGATGCCGACATTCGCCGGCTCAGAGAGCAGGCCGCGGCAGGGACGCCCAGAGCCGTGCTGGCTAAGCGGTATGGGGTGACGCCCAACCACGTCACTCGGATCGTGCGGCGGCGGGCCTGGCGGCACGTAGCCTGAACCATGCACCACCTCCCCACCACCGAACTGGTGATCCGCGACGGGATCCCCGTTTGGCTGATCCAGGGGTGGGGAGTCGAGGCCGTCAGTGCCAGCCGTCACGCGGCGCTGCGGTCGTTTCGCTGGAAATGCCAACGCCGCGGACTGCATCTCCCAGCAGGGAGTGAGCAGCCGCGGCGCGGGCCTTCGGAGTGTGATGAGCCGGGGGTTTAATTAGAACGTTGTTAGCAGAAAAACAATCAGAACAGGCAGTCCGATGATGAATAGCGATGCCTCAATCAGGAACAATGCGTCGGCCTTGCTGAAATTAGTCATGGCGGGTTTAGGGGGTGGGGTCCAGTTCGGTGGCGAGGGCAGCGAGTTGGCGGCGATCGTGTGTCAGATGATGCGCAGCGGCATGAAGAGCGGCGGCGATGCAGACTTCCTGCCAGTTGTCCTCCAGGGGACCCAGCAGCTCGTAGCGATCGTCGAACGCGGTCACGATGGCTTGGGCCGCTGGGGAGGGTGGTGTGGTCATTGGTTGGCCTGCTGTTCGAGTTCACCGGCTGAGCCGTTGTTGCCTACCGATCGCAACCACGCCGCCTGCTCGCGGATCACGGCGCGGGCGATGCCTTCCGGGTCCTGGTTGGCATCAATGCCGAACTCAATCCGGGCCGTCACCCTCTCTACCAACCCCCCCAACAGGCTGAGCCTCAGGGCTGGCGGCGCGGAGTTCGGTCATGGCACTCTCCCGCTCAGGCTTGGCCTTGAATCGGTAGGTCTCGCCGCCGTGCTCAAACGTGCCCTGCACCACCATGGGGGAGCGCAACAGCTGCACAGCGTCGGCAGCGGCCTCGCTGCCGTAGGTGGTCTCAATGTCGAGCGGGCGCCAGGCGCGGAGTTCGTCCATGGCGGCCTGGCGTGCATCTGATGTCGAGCGAAGCATGGCAGCCTCAAGCTGGACGCGGGTGACAACGCCCAGCTCAGCCCGCTCGGCAGAGGTGAGGGTGCCGGTGGCCAGCTTGGCCAGAGTGATGCCGTCAGTGCAGAATCGATGGCTCTCGGCTTGCTCCAGCTGGGCTGCCTCTAGGGCTTCGATGCGGGCGCGGAGTTCGAGGATGCAGTTGAACGCGCCAGACCAAAGACGGGCGTCTTCCTCGCATTTGGCCCACTGCTCAGGCGTGGCGCGGTGCTGGTCGGTCATGGCTTGGTTTCCGTAAGGTCGACAGTCGGGATGTCGCGCCATTCGTGGCCATATTCTGAGCCTTGCCACCACAGGTAACAGCCCTGTAGCTTCAACTCAATGGCGCCGTCGTCGGCTCTGTATCGCGCCAGCCGGTAAGCGTCGGGCGCTCCCTTCTCAACACGGGCGGCGACGATTTGGTGCCCAACTGAAAACGTCAACGCGCCGGTTTGGCTTTCGGTGCTCATGCCGCCACCCCCACCAGCCGGCGAGCGGTGGTCTGTGAGCAGCCCAGCCGCTCAGCGATCACCCGATAGGTGAGCCCATCGCGGCGCCAGCGGCGGGCGCGTTGCTGGCGGGATTCCGTCAGCCACAGCAGGAACAGGACAGGAAACAGCAGCAGGGCCAGGATGGTGCAGATGGTCGTCATGGCGTGGAATGGCGAGTGGCGGGCGTGTGCCCGTGGTCAAATCATACCGGATGGGTTCCGGCTTGGCATCCCTCCGCACCAGGCACCGGCAGGGCGTGGTGGGGGAGCCAGTAGGTGCATTCATCGTCTTGCCATCCAGCCATCCATCGCTCCCATTGCAGATTCCAGAACCAGCAGAATCCGTCTCCATCACAATCCTCCGGCTCCGGCAGCCGCTCAGCCACGGGCACGGGCTTGATGGCGGGGCGGCTTATGCGTTCTTGCACGAAAAAAGCACCACTCTTAAAGGCTCTGTATTCATCATCGGAGTCTGCATTTTTAAGGGCTTCCCGTTCAATCTCCTCATCCGTCGGCCCCTGCGGCTCGGGCTGGGCTAGGGCGGTGCGGGCGCGGTTTACAGCGGCCTGAAACCTTAGGCCATCATTGGTGTCGATTACATCGTTTTCAACTGCCCCTAGCAATCGTTGCAGTTCGGCGCGGTAATCAGTGCTCATCGTTCATCTCCAGTGTGTGTGAATCCATCCAACCAGTCCGCCACTGAACTGGACCCGCCGTGGCGCTCCCTGAGCACCTGCCCCAGCTCAGCAGCCACACTGCGGGCGACGGCGGTGCAGGTCTGGCACGGCTCAGGGCACCGGCCCGGCATGGGGCAGGCGGCCAGGGATAACCGGGTGGATGGTGTTGGCGTGGGCCGGGCCTGATCGCTGCTGACAGGCGCAGTGGCGATGCGGGCCATGGCCTGCTGGGTGGGGGTGGTGTAGGTGATCACAGGAAGCACCCCTCCACCGACTCAGGGGTGTGCCGGTGCTGCCAGCCCAAGCGCAGCGTCTTAGGCCCGGCGTAGGTGCCGCCGGCATTGAGCAGCTCGGTGATCCTGTCAGCCACAGCCATGGCCTCGGTGTCCGATCCCGGCACATGGTTGTGCATCACCAGTCGAACAACGGCTTTGCCCGCCTTGCGGCCAGTTTGGACTTTGTAGGGTTCAATGCCGAATGAGCGAGTCTCGGCACGAGCGAATTGAGTTGGCAGTTTGTAGCGGTACTGAATAGTCATCGGATTAAGCGTCGGAATCAGCAGAGAACACGCACTTGAAGTCGTAGACGTGGCCATCATTCCACCACGCTTCGCCATAGGCGTTGTGGTGGTCCGGTAGCTTATGCGGGCGATCTGCGTCGAACTGATAGATCACAGTTCGACCAACTTTCATGGCCCATGCCATGGCAGCTTGAAGGCTGGTGAAGCCACAAACCGGGGCGATAATGTGTCCGGTCTCGCGATACAGCTTGGCTTTCTTCGGAGTGGTTGCGTGATACAGAATCATCGGCCGCCCTCACCATGCAGCAGTTGCTTAGCAGCGGCGGCGAGCACTTCCAGCTCTTCGACACTGACGGGGATTTCGGTTCCCCCATAGCGAAGATTTAGGCATTCGTCGCCACTGTCGGGCACCAGTACCAGCCTGAGCGCCACGTCAGAAAACGGACCATCAGGGGCGTCGGCGTCGTAGATGACAACTTCAGTAGTTCGGGTTGCGTAGCTCATCGTGATGATGCAGTGGAATGGATCCGGTCGTTCACGATCCGGCGCAGCAGATCGTTCATCCCCTCGCCAGGCCGGAGCTGGCGGCGGAGGGACTCGACCTCGGGGAGGGTGAGGCAGATGGTTAGGCGGCGGGTTTCGGTCATGGGGTGCTGAGTCATCCCTCCACCCCGTCATCCTTCCTGAACCGCTCCTGATCCGGCCCACGGAAGCGGTCATCCGTGCCCCAGTCGTTGCGCTGGTACTCCATCAGGAACAGCAGGCAGCAGCCGGCGTGCGCCAGGTGGCTCATGCCGGTTTCCGGGTCCAGGTCCTGGCCGCGCCACCAGGCGAAGACATGTCGCAGCAGGGCCGCGAAGTACCGGCCCCAGCGGGCGCCGCGGCACCAGTTGTTGGCCTCGTATTTGTTGGCGCCGTAGGTGAGCACCTCGGCGATCTGCTCCAGTGCTGCGCTGGGCAGGAGCTCCAGGCGGGGCTTGGTGGCCGATTCGGCAGACTTGCGGCACTCGCCGGTGGGTTCGTCGTAGACGGAAGGATTAACGAGATCGCTGAACATGAGGTGGTTGTGCAGTGGTGATCAGGCCGCTACCGGCTGCTGCTGGCGCGTGCGGGGTGGCTTGCGCCGGAGTTTCTCCGGCAGCACCTGGCCCTTGATGCGGGCATAGCGGGCATTGAGCGCCGCCCAGACTTCCTGATCCTTGAACTCGAAATGCACGGTGCCTTTCTTGTAGGGGCGGAACTGGAAGAATCCCCAGTCGTGCCACAGGCCGGGCTCGTACGTGTTCCAGTCGCTTTCCTTCGGCGCGCGCACCTCTTCAATCGACCGACCGGTGATGAAGCACAGCGCCTTGATCAGATCCTGGATCTCATTCCACTGGCCGCCGTAGGTCTTGAGCCGCACCTTGCCCGGGTTGCTGTACGCCAGTTCGGCCATGTACGGCCGGATGAATCGCTTGTTCAGCATGTAGCCCGAGTTCGTCACCCAGCCCTCCACGCCGTAGCGATTCTCCACCGTGTGGCGAGTGATCGAATCAACGGCTTCTTCCACCGCCCGGTCAATCCGCTGCTCCTGGGTGCCGGCGACGATCTGGAGCATCCGGTAGATGTTCCGCTCCGTGAATGGGATCTTCGACTGCTCCTCCACAAACCGGTTGATGTCCTTCGCTAGCTGGCTGGTGGCCATCTGCTGCGGCAGGAACTCATCGAAGACGTGCTTCCATGCCTGCTTCTGCAGATCCTTGCGGAACCGGTTGCGGGTCACCGGCGCACCTTCGACGGTCACCTGTAAGCCCAGCTCCTGGCCGAAGAATCCATCCAGCACACCCCGCAGCCTGGTGCCTGCGGCCA